AGTGCAACTTTGGTGGTAACACCCTGGTTGGCGACTTTGCAAACGGCAATCTCTACCGTTTGAATCTGGACGTGTATTCTGACAATGGAGGCATTCAGAAGTGGTTGCGCTCTTGGAGGGCGCTGCCAATGGGTCAAAACAATCTCAAGCGCACCGCGCAGCACAGTCTACAGTTAGACGCTGAAACAGGTGTGGGGTTGAATACGGGGCAAGGGTCAGTACCAGAAGCTATGCTGCGTTGGTCTGATGATGGTGGTCACACTTGGTCAAACGAGCATTGGCGTGAAATGGGTAACATTGGTCAGTTTGGCTACCGTACCATTTGGCGTAGGCTTGGCATGACGCAGAAGATTCGTGACCGGGTTTATGAGGTGTCAGGAACCGACCCGGTGAAAATTGCCATTATGGGCGCTGAGTTGCTTATCTCACCGACTGCAAGCTAATGGCTACCAACATTACACAGATACCAGCCCCGCGAGTCCCTTTAGTGGACTTGCAGACCAACACGGTTTCGCGTGAGTGGTTTATGTGGTTCAACAATATTTATTCGATTGCAGGCACAGGGACTGGCATTGTTGCTGTCGTCAATGGCGGCACGGGCTTGAGCACTATCCCGACAAACGGTAAGTTGCTGATTGGCAACGGTACGGGCTATTCGCTCAACACTTTGGGCGCTGGTACTGGAATTTCAGTCACCAATGGCGCGGGTACGATTCTGGTCACCAACACTTTGCCTGACTTAACCGTCGTGCTGACAGGTGCTGGAACAACGGTCGTTACTGGTACTTACCCTAGCTTCACCATTACTTCCAATGACCAATTTGACGGCACGGTCACTAGCGTGGGCGGTACAGGTACAGTCAACGGCATTACGCTAACTGGTACAGTTACAACGGCTGGAAATCTGACGCTTGGCGGTACTCTTAGCGGTGTGAGTTTGACTACGCAAGTCAGTGGGACGTTACCTATTGCCAACGGCGGAACGGGAACGACCTCCACAACTTTCGTAAACCTTGCGACAAATGTGACGGGTACTTTGCCAATAGCTAACGGTGGTACTGGTACAACGTCAACGACATTTGTAAACCTGACAACCAACGTAACAGGTATCTTGCCCGTAGCCAATGGCGGCACAGGCACTGGCGCAGGCTATTTGGTTGCCGGATTACCAGCGGCAGGCACGGCAGGGCGTAGGTCTTACGTAACTAATGCTTTGGCCCCGGCGTTTGGTGCAGCAGTCGTTGGTGGTGGTGCGGTGGTTATCCCGGTGTTTGATAATGGTGCAGCTTGGATTGTGGGTTGATATGCAAGTAACTTATGGGCCTGAATTTAATCTAGCAATTTTATTGCCAGAAAAAGTTCAGCGTCTTGAGCAGCATTTGTTGGCAATGCCACAGGCTAACATCGTGACAGTGGGCGTGAGGTCAGCTAATATAATGCCTTCAATTAGGGGAATGCTATGGGATTTTTAGGTAAAATTTTAGGTGGTGCTGCTGGATTTATGTTGGGTGGGCCAACAGGGGCCATGATGGGGGTTAGTATTGGGGGTGGTATTGATGCTGCAAGTGGAGCGCAAGATGCTGCATCGACACAAGCAGATGCTGCTCGTGAAGGTGCTGCTGTACAAGCACAGTCAAACAAAGAAGCACTTGCCCTACAGCGGCAAATGTATGACGAGCAAAAGGCTCTGCAAGAACCGTATCGTGCTGCTGGTCTGACTGCTCAAAACCGATTGATGACATTATTAGGTCTACAAGGCGCTCCACAAAACGTGGCACAAGGTGCAAGTACGGGCGGTGGTCTCTTTGGTTCTATAGCGGGTCAAATCGCACCATTTGTAAGAGGCGCTACGCCTTCTACGCCCTATGTTGGCGGGGATGTTAATGCCGCTGATTTTGGCGCAGCAAATAGAGAATTCTCAATGGCTGGATTTGACCCCAACTCATTGATGAAAAACTTTACGGCGGCTGACTACCAAGCCGACCCAGGCTACGCTTTTAGACTCAGCGAAGGTTTAAAAACTTTACAAAGCAATGCTCGTGCAAGAGGCGGTGCAGTGTCTGGAGCCACCATGAAGGGCGCAATTAATTATGCTGGCGACTCTGCATCACAAGAATATCAAAACGCCTTCAATCGTTTTCAGGCAGGCCGCGCTACGCAAGGTCAAGAGTATGGGAATGCTTTTAACCGTTTTCAAACCAATCGCACCAATATGCTTCAGCCACTTGGAAACTTGATGGCATCAGGTCAGAACGCTGCAAGCAACCAAGGCGCTGCTGCTGGCGCATACGGTTCGTCTGGTGCTAATTTAATGACGGGTGCTGGTCAAGCAATGGCAGGCGGCATTACAGGTGCTGGTCAAGCAACTGCGGCTGGTCAGTTAGGGTTTGGCAATACGATCAGTAATGCGTTGAATACAGGTGCAAGCGCGTATCAAAACCAACAAAACTTTAATCAGTATTTGGCTTCTCGGCAACCTTATGCCACGCCTATTCAAGATGGTGGCTTTTATTCAGGCACTGGCGCTGCTTATGGCGGTCAACGAAAAGGACTTTAATCATGGCTGATCTCAACGCCCTTATTGCTCAAGGCACTCAGTTTCAAGCGCCTGTCAATCCGTTTGTCCAATATGGACAGATGCAACAGTTGCAACAAGGTGAACAAGCCAATCAACTGAATCAAATGAAGATGCAGGAGTATCAACGTGGCATGGAAGAAACCAATGCCATGCGGAGGCTTGACCCTAATTCTCCATCGTACTTGGCTGACATTACCCGTATCAATCCTGAAAAAGGGTTTGCTTTTGCAAAACTGCAACAAGAATCTGCAAATTTAGGATTGACTGGTAAAAAAACAAGAATTGATACATTGTCTGCCAGAAAGAAAATGGAAGATCAGGCTATTCGGGATATTAGTCAAAATCCATCAGATGCTCAAGTTATTGCGCATTATGAGGATATGGTGAATTCCGATTTGTATTCGCCTGCTGAAAAACAACAATCCAAATCTGAATTAGCACAAATGTTGGCTATACCCTTTGAGCAACGCAAATTTATGTTTGCCAGCAAAGGTGCAACTGCTGGTGAATTGTCTACAGCAGAATCAGCCCGTTTGGGTCGTTTGACAACCGAACGTGGTCAAAATATTGGCGCAGCTACCGCAAAAGCTGGTCAGGAAAGTGTAGCAGCTACTGCAAAAGCTGGTCAGGAAAGTGTAGCAACTACTGCAAAAGCTGGTCAAGGCGTAACAATGCGCGGTCAAAATTTGTTAGATACGCGAGAACGAGAAAATATTGTTCTTCGTCAAGAAGATCAACGGCGTAAAGGCGATCCAGCCTTTATACAAAAAATGTCACAAGCTGCTGCTACAGGCGCAGCTATTGCTAAAGATCAAGCATTGGCACAACAAGTGTTGCCCAAAGTCCTTGATACTGCTGCGCAAACCCTTAGCCAGATTGATAGCTTGATTGGCAAACGGGACGACAAAGGTAATCTCCTTCAAAACCAACAGCCTCACCCTGGTTTTCAAGATGTTGTTGGCGCAACATATCTTCCTGGGGCTAGATTTATTCATGGTACTAGTGCTGCCGATTTCCAAAATAAATTTGACCAAATTAAAGGCGGTGCTTTCTTGCAAGCGTTTGAAACACTCAAAAACGGCGGTTCGATTACCAACATTGAAGGTGAAAAAGGTACTTCAGCGCTTAACCGCATGAGTACCTCTACCAGTGAAAAAGAATTTGTAGATGCAGCAAGAGAGTTTCAAGATATTATCCGCAAAGGTGTAGAACGCGCCAAAGTTCGTGTTGGCGGCGGTGCATCTGGTGGTGTTGACTCATCCAACCCACTTCTTCGTTAAGGATTGACATGGCAGACTTAGCATCACTCCTTAAAGACCCAAATTATACTGGCGCAAATGATGCCACCAAGCAAGCAATTTTTGATAAGTTTTCACAGCAAGACGTAAACTTTACTGGTGCGAATGCTCAAACACAATCCGCTATTCGTACCAAATTCGGTCTGACCAATGTAGCAGCACCATCCGAATGGGACACAACGACTGGCCCTCAGATTGGTATGCCGCCTGAAAGTGGAATACCTACCGGGCGTAAACGCGGTATGTTAGATATTCTGTCTGCGCCTTTTGAAATGGGTCGGGAATTGGCGCAAAAACCTCGCGCTGAACAAGCGGCGTTTATTGCACCAACAGTGGAAGCATTGGGCGCAGCGGGTGGTGGATTAATGGCTGCACCTTTAGGGCCGCTAGGTTCAATTGCTGGTGCTGGTGCAGGTTATGCTGCTGCTAAAGGATTGATGCGGTCTATTGCTGGTACAAATACGCAAGACACAATTCCAGAAACAGCTTTGCGTGTTGCTGGTGACGTAGGGATGGGTGCGTTACAAGAAGTTGGTGGGCGTGCTGCTATTTCTGCGTTAGGTGAAGGTGTTAAATATGTTGGCCCTAAACTTGGCAAAATTTATGAAGGTGCTAAAAACATCGTAATGCCTTCAGGTTTAAAAACTTCTGGCCTTGCAGATGCGTTGGAAAACAACCCTGTATTAATGGGACAAGTTAAAAGTCTGCTGGAGCAAGGCAAAACGATAGAGCAGGCGGCGGCTATTACAGGTAGTCCTGGGCTTGCTACTTTTGCCAAGACAGCGCGTAATGCGTCAGCTTCTACCCAAAGGCTTTACAACGAGTTAGATGATGCTTTACGAGCCACGCAAACCAACCAACTTTCAACTGCTGCTCAAAATGTCAATGCACTAACGCAACAGAACTTGCCTTTGGCTACAGCTTCACCGACTGCACCTCGACGTGCAGTACAACAAGCATTGGCTGGTGAAGCGGCAACGTTGCAAGGTCAAAAAGCCGCTATGACAGGTCAATTGACTGCTCAACAACAGGCCGCAGAAGCTGCGCTTGCTGGACAACGCCAAGGTGTTGAAGCTGGCATAACTAACGTCAGCCAATTAGAAACTGGTCAAGCCTTGGCAAAAGCCAGTGAAGCCATTCTTGAAAATACTCGGCGCACGGTGACTGGCCCTGCGTATAAAGCTGCGTTTGATGCTGCTCCAGAAGCCACCATCAATTTGTCAGGCTTGGCAGGTGTAGCTAAAGGCCAGCGCGGTGAACTGCTTACCCAACTTAAAGGTTTGGCCCCTAATTCTGCGGCTTTGTTGGAACGCTATGGCCCGAGGGAAGTTGAGTCTATGGTGCAAGGTGTACCTGTACGACAGACAATTCCTCCTGCGCCTATTACGCTGGAAGAAGCACACGCCATTCGTCAAGCTATCAACATTGACCGTGCCGCACTCAAAGGTTCTAATGAATCTGGTGCCAACATTACTCGCGCCCGTCTAAGTGAACTTTACGATTCTCTGAATTCAGCCATTAAGCGTGATGTGTCGCCTGAAGGTAAAGCATTGTTTGAAGATGCCAATAATCTGTTTAAAGAACGTATCGTTGATGTCTTTCGCACAGGCCAACCGTCTAATCTGACACGCACCAGCACTTTGAATCAACCTATGCTGTTGCCAGGGGATATTGTCAGTAAAGCAATGGCTGACGAAGGCAGTACGATGCAATTCTTGAAAGTCTTCAAGCAAGATGCAGCGGCAATGCAAAATTTGAAAACTGGCGTAGAAGACTTGTACCGTCAACAAGTGTTGGCTGGTGGCAAAGCAGCTACGCCTGAAGCCCACGCCAAGTTTATGTTTGATAACGCCAAACAACTAGGCGCATTAGATAGCTCTGGTTTGGGCATGAGCACCAGGCTCAATCAAATTGGTGGTCAGATTAAAGGTCTGACAACGGCTGAACAAACATTGGCAGCGCAAGGTAAAGCTATTCCAAGCAAAGTTGTCGAAGCGTTTAAAGCAGAAGACGAAGCCCTAAATCTGGCATCAACTACTTTGGGCTTCAAGCAAACCGACAAACTGCGTGCGGCTATCGTATCCAACCCTGAAACCGCAGGGCAAGCCTTATCGCGCATGGATGCACCAGCCAAGTCTTCACTGGCTCGGGGTGTCATGCAGGATGCTGGAAAAGCCTCTGACCCGTTAAAACATTTGACTGACAATGAGCAAGGGATTATGCGGGTGTTGAAAGCCAATGACCCAAAAACCGCCCAATCTACGTTTACCGCCGCTAAAGATGCAGCGGAACTGGCTAAGATTATTGAAGAAACGGGCAATAAGTTGGGTATGAAACCGCCCACTAACGCAATGGTTACGCAACAAAATCTGGCGAAGATAACGCAAGATTTACCTCAAGTCCGTGCAGTTGTTAAAGATATTCAAGATCAGTTAGCCCAAGGTAAAACGTTTGATGAATTGGCAGCGCAAGGTTCTTTAGGCAAAAACTCTGCTTTGAGATTGTTTCGGGAAGAAACCACACCCCATATTTTTCCTTTAAACAAAATATGGTCTATCGCTAATATGGTTTTGGGTCGTTTAGAAGGGCGTATTGATAAAAAGTTGGCTGTTGAGATTGCCACTGAGTTATCCAATTCAGCCACCGCAGCGGCGGCAGTGGGTAAAGCCCAAGCAAAACAATTAGGTGCTGGTGCGATGAGTAAAGAAGCTGCAAGTCAGCTTAATCAATTTGTTTCACCCTCTGCAACTGGAATTGCCATTGGTAACGCCCTTGCCCCAACGCCAAGAATTGAACTGCGTGGCATGGCTAATTAATAGTCTAAAATGTCAAAAATCACTAACTAACCCATATCATGACCCCAGAAGAACGTGCTGAATTTGCTGCTGAAATAGCGGCTGCTATCCGAATCAGAAGTACCGATGCAGGGTTGTCAGAGGAAGAGCAGCGATGGGTCAAGTTGGCAATTCAAGCGGAAGCGCAACGGATTGAATTCCGTAAGAAGGTGATTGAGAAGACATTACTCAGTCTAATTTGGGCTGGTGTGGTGGGTATAGGTTACATTGTCCTTGGTTGGGCTACGAATCATGGTTACAAGCCTTAACGAACAACTCAGGCGTGACGAGGGTGAAGTTTTAACGGCTTACCCGGACAGCCTCGGCTATCTCACTATCGGTGTGGGCAGGCTCATTGACAAACGGCGTAACGGTGGCATTACCCCCGAAGAATCGGCTTATCTCCTGAACAACGACATCCAGCGCAAGACCGCCGAAGTCTTTAAGGCTCTGCCTTGGGTGAAAGACCTAGATCAGATCAGGCTCAACGTCCTCATCAACATGGCGTTTCAATTGGGCGTGGAAGGCTTACTGGCCTTTAAAAACACACTGGCCTTAGTGCAGGGTGGAAACTACGACAAAGCCGCTGAGAACATGATTCTGAGCAAGTGGCACAGTCAGACACCAGAACGGTGTGAGCGCCTGGCAAAACAAATGCGAACCGGGGTCTGGCAATAATGGATTGGTTGGCTACCCTCAAATCAGTGGCCCCAACCGTAGCGGCGGCACTTTTTGGCCCGTTGGGTGCAGTTGCCATAGCCTCAGTCGGGGAATTGTTGGGTGTGTCCGAGGCCACCAAAGATAAGATAAGCGATATTATCTTAACTGGACAGATGACACCAGAACAGGTGGGCAAGCTGCGTGAACTCGAACTGGAGTACCAGAACAACGAGAAAGAGCGTGGCTTCAAGTACGCTGAACTCAGCTTCAAAGACCGTGACTCAGCACGCACCGCCAACGTGTCAGGAGGCACTCAGAAGCCTTTGTTTCGGCTCAGTCTGCTACTGCTATCAATTACCCTCGGAACCGAGTGCATGGTGTTATTTAAGGGTTATCCCGAAGGTACAGACCCATTGGTCGTTGGGCGTGTATTGGGGTTGATGGATGCCGTTGCCATGCTTGTACTGAGTTACTGGTACGGCACGACAAACGGTTCGGCAATGAAGACTGAATTACTCGTTGCGAAGACCTGAGCGAGATTCCAAACACTCAATCAGTTTATCAAGATAGTGGCGTGCCTTCTGCACATCTTTCAGTCCGTCCTTGTCCTTGTACCGGGCAATGTACTTCAGCACGTTACCCCGCAAAAACCCTTCAAACTGCTCTGGACTCATCCATGATTCCATTGCCTCCCACGGTTGGATTTTCTTGCTTTTGTAGTGATCGCCACCAACTTGTATCTCATTTGCACTCATGTAGTTGCCT